TAACAAACAACAAGCCGTACACAAAGCCGATAACGGTGATTGCAAACGTCACGGCAATGGTGCAACCGACAAACACGATCATGCGCGCGTGTAAGTGTTCTATTTCTGATTTTTCTTTAGTCATTAGAGACCCTTTCGCATTGTGTAATTGTCGAGCATCGTGTCATTGGGCCTGTTTTAGGCGCGTTTTGGCGTGTTGTTTCGCACGCGGTCAGGACAAGTGCAAGCATGACGCTAAGAGCCCAATGGTATTTCATTAGTGCTTTCCAATGTCCAGCCTGTAGCAAGTAGTGCTTCGTATTCTTCCTCTGTCATTTCACGAACTTCATCATCTATTTGGATGTTTGGGCGTGTCATAGTTATGCCTTCCTGTATCCGTACACGGTGATAGTTCCACCAGTCATTGTTCCCGAACTTGCTGTAATAGTAAATGCAGTGTATGAAGTAGCGTCATTAAGATAACCACCGAAAACACCCATTGGATAACTAGTAGATGTGCTAACAGGGTTTGTTCTAAAAACTGTTCGCTTGGTAAGAAACGGGCTTTCTATTTCGCCTCTACCCGACAAAGCATTTGTGCTTCCATACCCTATGTCTATAAAAGTACCATTATTTGTGTTAGTGCCAAATACCGTTGCTGCTGTGTATCCGACATAGATACCAGAAGCATAATAGCCAGTTGCCGTTGAGCCAAGCGTTAGCCGAAGGTTGGCATCACCACTACTAACACCACCACTTAGTTGTACTAGATAGTTGTCGTAGTCGGTAGAAAATGCACTAGTAACAGTCACGCTTGAAACACCTGTGCCAACCGTTTGCGATTTCACATACACCAGACCGCTGTTAGCCAAATATGTGTTGGTGTCCGAAGCGGTCAACACTTCGCCAGTAGTAAAAGTTTTAATTGCCATTAGAACCCCAGTCTATTTGAGTCAAGTTTGCCAAAAGTAGCATTATCAAGGATTAAGTAAGCGTTCAGGTCAGCGCCTGAAACATACAAGGTTAGGCCGACACGTTCCGGTGTGGCTGACAAAGCGCCGCCTTCAACAATGCACACATAGGTCTGCCCACGAAATAACACTTTTAATTGCACCCCGACTGGAAACGCGCCAAAAGTTGCCACACTTGAAGCAGATATAAAAAAGTCGCGCACGTAACCCGTCGTCGAGTCGTTCATGTTGATATGCAATGCCGACACGGCGAGCGTGGGGTCGTCGTAGTTGTTTAGATACCAGTTCGCTAGGTCTGTTGCGCCGGTGGTGGTTGGTGACCAAGTGTTGACGGTGTAGTTACGGTACGGGGCCGCGCCAGTAGAGACGGTTTGAGCTGCGTAGCCGTCGGGGTCTACCGTCACTTGGGTAAAATAATTTTGGGCCAGACTGTCGACTGTTATTTGGTCGTACGGTATGCCGGTGCCCGTGTCGCTTAAATAGTAAGCACTGTTTGTTGAGTAGTCCGTAATTGGTTGAAAAGTCAGTAATGCTACTTCTCTGCCGTCAGAAATACGGCCGGCGAACGTAAACGCTAGTTGGTTTAACCAGTCAGCCCATGACCCCGACACGGTTGCTGCACTAGCTTGTCGGGTTGCGTAATAGGACACAAACGGGGTGCTTACCTCTACCCCAGATTGAACTTCGGCTTTACCTATTTGGCCGTTAGCAGGCACGCTGGCGTCAGCAACAAAACCGGCTGCCATTGCGTAGCCGTTGCCAGAGTTGCGCGCTAGTTTTGCTAAGCCGCTTTCAGCTGTGATTATTAGATAGTCAGCGTTGCCGACACTGCTTGCATACGGTATGCCGTATTCCACCGAGACGTCGGTGATGTATCCGTAGTACGCGTCAAAAGAGAAACCGCCTGACGTTGTTTGTGCGGTCACGTAAATGTGTGCACCGGGTAACAAGTCCGCTAATGGTGACGCAAACCCGTTTGGGTAGCGGAATGTCAATGACAACCGAGACGCAGTAAAGTTGTCTATTTGGGCTTGGCGTCCTGCAGTGATTGTGACGTTTTGTAGGTCGCTAATTGTCGTAAATGTGGCCCCGTTGTCGGTGCTGTATTTGGCTTGAAAGTTCCAAAGCATTAGCCAATACTCGCTACTCGAATAGGCACAGAGCCGTTTTGACGCATATATATACGCAACGCATTGACTACAGAGTTTGGATCGCCGCCGTTGACGTTTATTGTTACGTTGTTTGTGCCACCCATTTGACCCATCCTCGACAATGGGATTACGGCCTCTGGGCCTGCCTCGCCAATCATTGCCAATGTTGGACTGTTCACAATGCCACCTGCAGCCATCTTTGGGATGTTTATACCGCTGTTTGCGCTTGAGTCATCGCCACCAACCCTGCCAATTTTAATCTCACCAATAAAGCCAATATCAGGCAACAACGGCAACGCGTTGTAACCCTTAATAATTGCGTTAATGACCTTTATCCAACTGTTTGCCCACACCTCAAACACGCCAATAATGCCGTTTACAACAGCCTTAACGCCTGTGCTAAACCACTCAAACTTTTTATAAGCAACAACTAAACCAACAACTAGCAACGCAATGCCGGCTGCAATCAGGCTAAATGGGTTAAGCGCCATAGCAATGTTTGTGGCCACAATTGCGGCGGCAACTGCGCCAATAGCGCCAGCAATAACTAAAAACGCTTGTGGGTTTTCTTGTGCCCAATCAGCAAACTTTTGTAGGTACGGCAACACAGCCTCGACAACTGGCAACAAGGCTGCGCCAATTGACTCTTTAGTTTCGTCTAACGAGTTTTGCAGTATTTTAAATTTGCCTGCTGCGGTGTCTGCTGCCTCTGCTGCTGCACCACCAAACGTGCCGCCTAAAACGTTCATTACGTCATCAAGTGACGCGCCATCTTTAATCATGGCTTTAATCTCTGGTGAGAGCGCTTGCAAGCCTTTCATATTGCCGCCGTAAGCCTTAGCAAGAGCATCGCTGACCTCTGCCAATGACTTGCCTGACCCTGCAGAAATGTCTTGTGCCAATCCCAGCGCGTCTGTGGCTGTAGCAATGTCCTTTGTGCCACGTACAAGGCTTGCCAATGCTGGTCGTAATTCAGAGTCCGCGACACCTGACGCTCGACTCATCTGCGCGATCATGTCCTCGCTGGCTTTAACTTGTGCGTCTGTTGCGCCAGTGACGTTTTCTAGTGTCAAAGCCAATTGTGCTTGTTCGGCTTCGTCATCCATTGCTGCTTTAGTAGCGCCTACAAGCGCAACGCCCAACCCTGCTAATGCAGCTGCAGCCGGCACAGCCGCTTTCTTAATAGCAAACTGGGCTTTCTCACCTGCAGTTTCCAGTTGCTTAAATTGCTTGATTGCTTTAGAAACACCCTTGCCGTCAAACTCTGAAATAATTGGAATAGACAGCATTACATTGACCTACTCACTGTGCGCGCAGTATCCAAAATCATCTTTTCCATTTGTTTTTCAATGGCACGCCTAGACCTGTAAACGGCTGGCCCAATAAAACGTGTGCGACCAGCGCCAACAAAACCTAATTGGTTGCCAAGTTTATTTGCGTTTGCTCGACCAGCGGTCTCAAAAATTGCTGCTGCTGGGTCTTTTTGCTCAATTAGGATTACCCCTACAGCGTTGCGCCGGGTGTCAATGCGTAGGCGCACACCGCTTTTGGCTTTGGCAACTGTGAACGGGAATACTTTACGGCCTCGACTATCCCATTTGTATTGCATACCAGACAACGGCAACTCTGTGTATTTGTCTTTTGCCGCGTCAATTGCTGGTTTGGCAATCTCGTTGGCTTGTGCCCTAAAGTCTTTTTGCAGCTGTGGGTCAATCTTTTTAAGCGCGTTAATAGTGTCCTTGACCCCTACTACTTGAATAGTTGCTGTTGCCGACATTGTTACCGCTTTCCCTGCTCGTTAATAACTGTAATCACTGTAAGCAAGTCGCGCGTGCCAAACGGTATTTGTTGTTCAGGCCAGAAACCTGTTGCGGCACAAACTTCGGCTAGTTGCCGTCGATAAGTGCCGCGTCCGTAGGGTTTGGGTTAGTCACATCTGCCTCTGGTAAAACATCCATTTCAGGGTTTTCTTTTAGCCAGTCCATAAAGTCATCGGGCAGTTTTTCGCCTCTGACCTTTAGCAATGTGTAAGCCCAAAATGACCAGTCTCGAAACCCAGAGTTCTGTGCGTCTAATGGTTTCTTGTTAAATTTTTCTTCCCATAACGCAATGCTAAACAACGTGGTGTACAGGTACTCTGGCTCTGCATTGGTGGTACGGGTCAACTTAAGTTTAATACGCATATTGCCTGCCTTGTGTCGGGCCGTTGCCGGCTGTGATTGGTTACGCTACTGCAACGCTGTAAACGCCACCAGTAAACGTGATGTCAATTGTGTCAAGCGCGCCCAATGCGGCGTTGACAATTGGCAAGGTTTCTAGGTAGCAACC